GCGGGAAGAGCCGGCTTGCGTGACCAAAAAGGATACGCCGGGTTGCGACCGGACGCCGCCAGAGTGTAGTCCCGATAGCGTATTCCGATGAATTTGAGGATCTGGATTCCGCTGTAGCCGTCCAGAAAGTCCTCCTCTCGAATATCGCCCCTGTTTCTGTCCGCCGCTCCGCCGCCGATAGTGCCCGCGTAATAGTAGTTCAGCGAGCCCTCCACGACGATGTCCTTGGCCTCGTTGCCGTGGTCGGTGACTATTCCGCCGCGCAAAGTCGGCGTGTAAATTGACCTGGTTGATTCGGTCACGGAGTAGGATTCCGGAGGATTGAGGAAGAACACTTCCGCGCCGCGCCTGCCCTCCTCTCTGAATTCGAGAGAATAGAGAGCGGTGGCCACGAATTGACCTCCGAGGGCTCTTACTATTTCCTGAACGGGCACGGCTTATTTTTATGCTGGTCGGTCCGTCCGTCAATGCTTATATTGAGAGGTATGAAGCTGAAACACGTTTACATGCTACTGGCGGTCGTTCTGTTCAACGCGTCGTTGCTGATGAGCTACTTATTGAACTTGGAATTAGGCACGTTGGTATTGGGCCACTTTTCTGGATTTTCGGCTGGAGTGCTGGTTTGTCTGGCAGCTTTTGAAAAATGGCTGGAGACTAAATAAAAAGCTCGCCGATCACGGCTTGTCCCCTTTTATTGGAAAGCATATTTACGAGATTAAAACGGAACTTTTTTCGACTTAAAACGGGAGAGAAATCATGTAACGGACGACGCGGTTGAACCGAGTCGCAGTATATTCAGCGATTGAAAACAAGAGGGCCTCGTCCGGAACAAGACGCCGGGCTGAGTTTCAGCATCGCGGACGATCCCACGCTCGCGGGCTACATCCTGGCTGCTGCAGCCAATGACGACCGCTTGCCGCGGGCGGTGAAGATCACGTTGCCGAGCGGCGCGGTGCTGCTCTACAACGCCTACATCAGCCTGAACAAAACGCCGTCGCTCACCGTCAACGAGATCATGGCCGTCGAGGTCACGCTGTCGCTGCTGGCCGAGCCCGTTCGGTACGCCGCCTGATGGCAAAGCTCAAGCTCGTTGCAAACCCTACCTTCCGCGCGAAGGTTGGGATTCCTGTGGCCGGCGGTGCCGAGGTGCCGGTCGAATTCGTGTTCAAGCACCGAACGAAAACGGTGCTCGACGAATGGATCAAGTCGCGCTCGGACAAAGGCGACATCGACTCGTTCATGGAAATGGCCGAGGGATGGGATCTCGAAGATCCTTTCAACAGGGAAAACGTCGAAACGCTGCTCGAAAACTATATCGGCACGGCACTCGCGACGTACCGCGTTTATGTTGATCAGCTCATCCAGTCAAAACTAAAAAACTGAAAGCCGCCTCGGTCGCGCTGTACACGCCTGGGCCGAGCGCGGCAGAGGCACAGGCGTTCGGCCTCACGTTGGAGGAGGCGACACCGGAAACCGAAATCTGGCCAGACAACGCGCGTGCAGTCGAAGTCTTTGACGCAATGTCAACGCAATGGCGAAGCGGGGCGGTGGGCGCCGTGGGCCTGGACTACAACGTGTTGCCGCTGGTAATGCGCATGCTCGGCATCCCCGCCAGCGAACGCCCTGACCTGTTCGAGAGCCTGCGCGTGATGGAAGAAACCGCGCTCACCACCATGAGAAACCGGAGAAACCAATGACCTGGCCATGCCGTCTGATCGAAGATCCGGAACTCGATGCGCACGGCAATGTGGACATCAGCAAGCGGGAAGTTGGCGATATGTGGTTTCTCGACGTTCCGGCCGAGGAACTGAAAGAGCGCCACCTGACCGCGCAGTATTTCCGAGATAACGCGGGCCGCAAACCGCTCGTGGTGCTGCTGCCGGGCAAGCTGTATTTCCTCGTCGACGGGCAGTCCTTCGACGACAAGCGCGGCCACTACGACGGCTGGACTGTCACGGGCGTGCCGCCCAAGATCACCGTGCATCCGTCGATCAACATGGTCGGCCGGTATCACGGCTTCCTCAAAAGCGGCGTCATCGGAGATTCACAATGAGCGACGTAATCGGCAGGGGAGTCATCGAGGTATCGGCAGACTCCACCAAGCTCAAGGCCGGCCTAGAGGAAGCGAAACGCTCGCTCGCGGGCCTCGGGATCGCCGCGTCCAATGTGACGAAAGGCACCAGCGCGTCTATCGACAAATATGTGCGCGCGCTCGGCATCCAGTCGCAGACCATCGGCAAGTCTGCGCGCGAAGCCGAATTGCTCAAGCTCGGCCTGCGGGGAGCGACAGAAGCGCAGTTGAAAGCCGCCGACGCGGCCTTGAGGATGACCGAGCGGCACAAACAATGGGTCACCATCGGGCAGGAGGCGCGGCGCGGCTTGCTCATGTTGGGGGCGGCAGCCGCCACCGGATTCATCGCCGCTGCCGTGGCGCTAGACCACCTGGTCAAAAAGGCCGGCGACTTTCAGGACATGGCCGAGAAAATCGGCGACACCTCGGAGAACATAGCATCACTTGCCGTTTCCGCCGCCGTCGGCGGTGTGGGCATGGAGGCCGTAGTCGGAGCATCGGCGAAACTGAGCAAGGCACTCACCGGTGTTGACGACGATTCCAAGGCAGCAGGCGCTGCAATCTCGGCGCTCGGGCTGGATTTGGGCAAGTTCAAGCAGTTGGCTCCTGCCGATCAATTCGAAACCATCGCCAAGGCGCTTGCCGGATTCGAGGACGGAACGCAAAAGACGGCCGTCGTAATGGCGCTATTCGGCAAGGCGGGCGCCGAAATGCTGCCCTTCCTCAAGGAACTTGGGGCAGAGGGCGGGCGGCAAGTCATCCTCACCGAAGAACAGATCCGCAAGGCAGACGAATACTCGGACGCGCAGAAGCGGCTGCACGCGCAGATCAGCCTGTATGCCTCGGCCATCGCGACCGATATGATCCCCGCGTACAACGATCTGAGCGGCGCCTTCCTTGACTTGCTCAAGGGAATCGCCGGCGTCGAAACTGGATCGAAGGACCTCAAGAACAGCACAGCGATTCAAGACTTCGCCAACTCCGCGTCCAGGTCGCTCGCCTTCCTAATTGATATGTTTGACGGCGTTGCGCGCTCTTTCCTCGTTGTTGGCAAGTCGATCGGGGGATGGGAGGCAGCCAAGTCTTTCCTGCTCCAAGGCGAAATAAAGCTGGCCGTTGCGGCCTTGGCCGAAGCGGACGCCGACATACAGAAGACCCTGGCGCGGCCAACGATGGGATCGCTCCTCGAAGCGCGTATTGCCGAACGCGAGGCGAAGGCGGCGTCCGGTTTCGGTTTCACCAAAGCACCGCCGGGTTCGCGGCCCAAGCTCGATTTCGAAGGGGCGCAAAAAAAGGACTCCGGGAAAGCGGCGGCGGCTGCTGCTGCCGAAGCCAAGGCGCAGCTCACCTACGACATCGACCAGATCAAGCAACGCAGCGAGGCCACTATCGGCGCGTACGCCAACGCCGAAAAGATCATGGAGGCGAGGCGCGCTGCAAACCTCATCGACGAAAAACAATACTACGCCTCGAAACTCGGGTTCCTGAACATCAACAGCCAAGCGCAAGAGTCGGCGATCCAGCAGGAGATCGAGCGCCTACAGCGCGAACAGCTCGTCGGAAAAGACAAGATCGAGAACGATCGCAAGATTGCCGATGCGCAGGCGCGGCTTGCGAAGGTGCGCGCTGACGCCGTTGCCAGCATCGAGATCAACGGTATTCAAGAGGCCGCCGCGAACAAAAAGATCGCGCAGTCCTACATCGACGCCACGGAGGCGGCGCAAGCGTACATCGACACGATCAACAAGCAGAACGCCCGCGAGATAGCGGGGATAGGCCGCGGCGCGAAATTCCGCGCCGACCAGGCCGGCATCGGGGTGATCGAAGACAAGCAAACCACGTCGCGCCAGGGGCTGGAAGGGGATTTGCGCCGCGGGCAGATTGACCGGGACACGTTCGATAGATACCTCGCCGTCGTCAACGACACCTATACGAAGGAAATCGCTGCGTACACGGAGCGCACAAAGGCGATCAACGCCAGTCAAGCCGAATGGTCGAACGGGGCCAGCGAGGCGCTTCGCAACTACTACGACGAATCGCAAAACATCGCCAAGCAAACCGAGGACCTGTTCACCCGCGCTTTCCAAAATATGGAGGATGCGCTGGTCAACTTCACGCAGACCGGCAAGATGGATTTCAAATCGCTCGCGAATTCCATCATCGCGGACATCACGCGCATCGCGATCAAGCAAAGCATCCTCGCCCCTCTTTCGAAGGCAATGGGCGAAAACGCGGGCGGGTTCAGTTCGTTGCTCGGAAATCTATTCGGGGCGAGTACCCAGGCCGCGGCGCCTGTAGCGGACGCCTTTTTCAAAGCCTCGGGCGGCTCGGTGACTGCGGGCACCCCGTACATGGTCGGCGAGCGCGGCCCGGAACTGTTCATCCCGAGCTCGTCTGGAAACATCATGCCGAATGGTGCGGGCGTCAACGTCACCAATGTGTTCCACATTACCGGGGCGACCGACCGGAGATCGCAAGCGCAGATCGCGGCGGCGGCGGGTCAAGGTGTGCAGCGGGCAATGGCGAGGAATAACTAAATGGAATTTATCGAAACGCCGCGCTTCCCCGAGAGCATTTCCGCCGGGGCGCATTTCGGGCCGGCCTATTCCACCGCCGTCGCGCGCAACCTTGGTGGCAAGGAAGTTCGAAACCAAAATTGGTCGTACCCGCTTTGCGAGGGCGACGTGTCCTACGGGGTGCGCAACCAGGCCCAACTGGACGATCTGTTGGCGTTTTTCCACGGCGTTGCTGGAATGCACAAGGGGTTCCGGTTCAAGAATTTCAGCGACTACCAGGCCATCGGCGTCCAGGGGGCGTTGACTGTCATCACGACGGATACAACGTGGCAGATGCACAAAATGTACACGTTCGGCGCGCTGGCGACTCCAAAGCGAATATCGAAGCCGGTGGCCGCCGGCCTGGTGGTGACTGGCGGAGGCACGTACACCGTGGACCTTACAACCGGCATTGTCACGCGCACCGCGGGCGCCAATCCTACCGGATGGCAAGGGCAGTTCGACATTCCGTGCCGGTTCAATATCGACAAGATGCTGCCGCAATGGATCGCCTACAAACTTTACGATTGGACGGCAATTCCCATTGTCGAGATCCGCCTATGAAAACCCTGCCGGCGGCGCTCGCGGCGCACATTGCTACGCGGTCAACAACGCTCGCGATCGCGCTCAAAATTACCCGCACCGATGGCGTGGTGTTCGGTTTCACTTCCCACGACCTCGACGACGTGATCGGCGGCGTCATCTATCGCGCGGACCCTGGGCTTGACGCGACCGACATCGTAATTGCCGCGGATGCCGCAGTCGGCAACCTGGAGCTGTCCACCTTGCACGACGGGACCACGTTCACCACGGCGGACGTGCTCGGCGGGGTGTGGCGCAACGCCGCGTTCCTGATTTTCCGCTACAACTGGATGGCCCTGGGCGACGGGATCGACACGCTACTCGCGGGGACGGTTGGCGAATTCCAGCTTTTGCAAAATTCTGTGATCGCGGAACTGCGCGATTTGCGCCAATACATTCAACAGCCCGTCGGGGACGCAAGCAGCAAAACGTGCCGGGCGCGCCTGGGCGATGCCAGGTGCCGCAAGGACGTGACGGGGTTCACGTACAACGGCACGGTCACCGCGTGGATAAGTAATTCGACACTCAGGGATTCGGCCCGCACCGAGGCGACCGGGTGGTTTGACGAAGGGGAAATTACGTTCCTCACCGGCACCTTCGCCGGGCGCGCTGCCAAAATCAAAACCTTTGTGGCTGGCGGCACGTTCGAACTCGTACAGCCAGTGAACGGGGCGCTGGCCTATGGCTGGACATACCGGGTCGTCGCCGGTTGCAGAAAGCGTCTTGAGGAGGATTGCCGCGTCAAATTCAATAACGTGCTTAATTTCGTTGGGGAACCGCATCGCATGGGCGTCAACAGTCTAATCAAACCGGCGGCGGCGCAATGACGACCCGAGCAGACGTAATGCGCGTCGCGCGCAGCTACATTGGCACGCCGTTCCATCACATGAGCCGTCTACCTGGGGTCGGCATGGATTGCTCCGGCCTCTTGATTTGTGTTGGACGGGAGCTTGGCCTGGTTGCGTCGGATTTCGATGTGCCCGCCTATACCCCAACACCGGACGGCCACAGCATGGTGGAGTGGTGCGACGCCAACATGACGCGGATTAGTCAGGCGGAAATGAAACCGGGTGACGCGATTCTGCTGGTCGTCGATCAACACCCGCAACACCTGGGGATCCTCGGCGACTACCCGCACGGCGGCCTTTCCATCATTCACGCCGCGAACAACGCGTCGCCTCCGCGCGTGATCGAAACAAGATTGATGCTGAGCCGCACGCAACGCTTTGTCGCAGCGTATCGCTTGCCTGGGGTAGCGTAATGGCACAGCTTGTCCTTGCGGCGGCAGGTGCCGTCATCGGTTCCATTGTCCCCGGCGTCGGCACGGCTTTGGGGTGGTCGATCGGGTCCATGTTGGGCGGCGCCCTTGTTGGAAGTCCGACCCAAAAAATCCAGGGCGAGCAGCAGCAATTGATGGATTTGCGAATCACCGGCTCAGAATACGGTCAGGCGATTCCTTTCCTCCTGGGCTCCGCGGCGATTGCGGGGCAAATGTGGTGGAACACAGATCGGCGGCCGACGACGACCACGACGACGACAAGCAGCGGCGGCAAGGGTGGCGGCGGCGGCACCGAAGTCACAAGCTCCACAATCAGCTACGACATGGATTGCCTGATTGGCCTTACCGACAACGAGATTATCGGCATCGCCCGCATTTGGATGAATGGCGAATTGATCTGGACGGCGGATTCGGACGCGACGGAATCAAGCCTCGCGGCCAGCGTGGTGTCGAACAAGTGGACGCGCCTGACGGTTTATACAGGTGCCGAGGACCAACTTCCAGATCCAACATACGAGGCGGCCGTCGGACTCGGCAATGCCCCGGCCTATCGTGGGCGTGGTTCGGTTTTCATCGAGGGGCTGAAACTTGGGCAGGGCGGCCAGGTTCCGAATCTGACGTTCGAAGTTGTCGCGGCGGGTTCGGTGTACGGCGCCGGGTTCGCGACGTTCGATACGTCGAAGGGGACAAACGGCGAGGCGAATTTCAGGTATGGCTACGATATTCCGCCGCCGTGGGCAAAGCCGAATTCAAATCTGTATGTGAACGGTCCCTGGGTGACGTATGCGTGGGGGTCGGCGGCGCCGGACCTCTTTAAGTCGAGCGGAAAATATTATTGCGAGTTCGCCCTATACGACAACCCGGGTGGCCTGGGCATCTGCAACGAAAATTGGGTGCCAAGCGCCTGGCCCGGCGGGCAAGTGCTCGGGGCAAATGCAGATTCCTATGGCTTCTATCCGGTCTGGAGCTCCGGATACTATCAAGGGGCCTGGAAGCAGCACAACGGAGTTCAGGCGCATTATTCCAACATCACGTATTTACAAGGCTGCCGCGCCAGTTTGTTGCTCGATCTTGACGCGGGGACGCTCGGCCTTTGGATCAACGGCGTCGATGCAGGTATTGCGTTCACCGGTATCACCGGCTCGTGGGGTCCGGCCGGGATGGTGCAGCAATGGAAGTACGGTTCGGGGTGCACGATAATTACCGACCCGCTTCATTTCACCTACGCGCCGCCGTCCGGATATTTGCCTTGGACGAGGAGCGACCCGACAATTCTCAAGGTGGCGCCGAGCGTCAAGACAGCAGTCGAAACGCTTTGCGCGCGCGCCGGCTTGGCGGCAAATCAGATCGACGCGACTGCGCTCTCCACGATTGCCCGCAAAGCTAAATCGCTCGCCATTTCGCAGATCGCACCCACGCGCCCGACACTTGAGCTTCTGATGTCGGCGTTCTTTTTCGAAATGGTTGTGAGCGACAAAATCTACTTCCGCCCTCGCGGTGTGGCCTCGGTCGCGGACATCCCTTACACGGACCTTGGCGCAAGCGGCGGGGATGGCGAGGCCGAACCCTTGCCCCTGTTGCAAGCGAACGAGTTGGAGATCCCCGCGCAGATCGCGCTGACGTACATCAACATTCTGGACGACTATCAGACCGACACCCAATACAGCGACAGGCTGATCAGCGCGGCATCTGGCACTCTTAACACGGTGCAAATGGCACTCGGCATGGACCCTGGCGAAGCCAAGGCGATTGCGGACACGATGCTCGCGGATCAAGCGGCGAGCGTGGTAAGCACGACAATCAAACTGCTCGGCAATTATTGCCGCCTGGAACCGACCGACGTGGTGACGGTGGCCGGCGTCAACGGCGAGAGCTTCCGCCTTCGCCTCGTAAAGAAAACCGATTCTTACCCGGTCCTGGACTTCGAGGCCGTTGTAGATTCCGCGTCGGTTCTCGTGTCCCCAGGCGTGACCAGCGTTGATTACATTTCCAGCGCGGAGGTGTTGTTTCCTCCGGTGACGCTGATGGAATTGATGGACATTCCAATACTGGCCGAAGCAGACAACAACGCCGGGTTCTATGCGGTCGCAAAAGGCGACATAGCGGCGTGGCCTGGCGCGGCTATTTTCCAAAGCGTTGACGATGTGGAGTATCTGCGCAAGGCGACCATCCCCTTGCCCGCCGTGTTCGGCACTTGCACGACGACACTCGGCGCGTGGAACGGTGGCCGGATGTTTGACGAACAAAACAGCGTCACGGTCGACGTCGGGCTCGGCCAGTTGCAAAGCACCACGCGCGCGGCACTTCTGAACAACCAGGCCATCAACGCCATGATGATCGGGGTCGAGTTCATCCAATACCGCACGGCAACCTTGATCTCTGCCGGCCTCTACAAGCTGACTGGATTGCTGCGCGGTGGCCGCGGCACGGAGTGGGCAATGGCTGGTCACGCAACAAGCGAACGCTGCGTCGCGCTTTCCACCGATGGAATGCGGCGCGTCCCGGTGACCAATAGCGAAGTCGGTCTTGCGCGTTTCTACAAGGGCGTGACCCTGGGCGGCGCGTTGAGTAGCGCCACGGCCGAGGCGTTCACGGACACCGCGGTCGGGCTCAAACCTTTTTCGCCGTTCGACCTGCGCGCCAAGCGCGATGCCTCGAACAACATCGCCTTTACCTGGCAACGGCGTACCCGGTTCGATGTGCGCATTATCGGGACCCTCGGAATCAGCGTGCCCCTGGGCGAGGAGGTAGAAGCCTACGCGCTGGACCTTTACGCCGATGGCACCTACACAACAGTGGTGCGAACGATCGGCGCTGCCGTTGGCGCGGCCCTCTACACGGCCGCCGAACAAGCCGCCGACGGGCTTACGCCAGGCCAGCCCGTGCATTTCAGACTGTATCAAATCTCGGCCAGCGTCGGCCGTGGCTACCCATTGGAGCGAGCTGCATGAACCTGCAAACGATCAACGCATCAGCTTCGCCCGAGGTGCAGATAAATGAAAATTTCGAAGTGCTGGACTGGGCAACGGTCTACGCGAAAAATCCTGTCACGACGAGTGCGCTGACCTGGGGCTATTTTGGCGGGCGATGGGGCGGGTTCGAAATTGCCGCCGGGACATTGACGCTCATCGACGCAGCGACGAATTATGTCGTCATTGAGGTGGCGACGGGAATACTCAGCGCGAGTGCGGCGGCGACAAATTGGGACGACACGGTAAATTACCGGCGCGTCTACAAGCTCACCACGGCGGGCGGCGTGGTCACGGCGATCGAGGATCATCGCAACGGGCCGGGCGGCGTGCTTACCGGATTGAAAGGCGACACGGGTGACACAGGGGCGCAAGGTCCGATCGGGGCGACGGGTGCGGATTCGACCGTCCCCGGCCCAACCGGGCCGGCTGGCGCGGACGGAACAGGGCAAGGCGATGTAGTCGGCCCGGCGAGCGTCGGCGATGGGCTCCTGGCCTTGTTTGACGGTGTGACGGGCAAGCTATTGAAGGCGGCCGCGGTTGGCCTGGCGGCGCTGGCGCAGCTCGACCTGGTGCAAGTGTGGACGAAGGCGCAACGCGGCGCGGCACCGGCCGGGTTGACCTCGACAACCGGGGCGACTGCGATCGACCTGGACACCGGCAACAATTTCACGATGACCATGATGGAGGACTCCACTCTGTCGGCGCCGTCCAATCCGGTGCAAGGGCAATCGGGGTGCATCGTAATCACGCAGCACGCCAGCGCGGCGAAAACCCTGGCATACAACGCGTTCTGGAAATTCCCAGGTGGCACCGTGCCGACCTTGACCGCAACCGCGGGCGCCGTTGATGTGTTCACCTACTACATCGAATCGGCCACGCGCGCGACCTGCGCGCTGTTGAAGGATTCAAAATAATGTCCGTGCCTGGCGCACTTAGCGCGATGTTCCTTGCCATTCAAGCGGTGTTCGCGCCGACTGTCGGCGGCGACATTGTTGCGACCGGCGGCACGATCACGATGGACGGCGCCTACACCGTTCACAAGTTCACGGCGGACGGCACGTTTGCAGTTACGAGTGGCAATGGCAATGTTGAGTATCTTATCGTCGGCGGTGGCGGCGGCGGCGGTAGTGGAACAGGTGGTGGTGGCGGCGCTGGTGGTGTGTTGGCAGGTTCTGCTTTGCCAGTGTCCGTAGGCAATTTCGCCGTTGTTGTTGGCGCTGGAGGAATTGGTGTCGGTGGAACCACTACGAACGGGACAAATGGTGGCAATTCGTCGTTCGATTCACTTGTCGCGGAAGGTGGTGGCGGGGGTGGCGCTAATAACGCAAACGGACTATCGGGTGCGTCAGGCGGGGGCGGTTCATTTACGGGCACGGGCGGCGTTGCAACGCAAGGCTACGACGGCGGCATAGGCGGGTCGGTGGCCGGTGCCGGATATTCGTGCGCTGGCGGTGGTGGCGCTGGAGGGGCAGGGCAAAATGTAATCGACGATTATCACGCGGGCGCTGGCGGAGATGGCATTGTCAATTCCATCACAGGCGCACCAGTCACATACGGCCTTGGCGGTGATGGCGGCGCATACGCTGGTACTGGCGGGGTGTCTGCCGCGCGCGCTGGTGTCGCTGGTGTCAGCGGAACAGGTGGCGGTGGAGGTGGCGGAAAAGATAATACTTCGGCAGGCAACGGTGGCAATGGCGTCGTGATTGTTAGATATTTGGGAGCGCCACCGCCTCCACCATCGCCTATTTCCGCAGTTGGTGGCACGGTCACGACGGATGGCGCCTACACAATTCACACGTTCACCGCGGACGGCACGTTCCAAGTTACGGCGGGAAATGGCGACGTTGAATATTTGGTCGTTGCGGGTGGCGGTTGTGGTGGCGGTGGATGGGATGGCAGCGGCGGCGGCGCTGGCGGAGTGCTTGCTAATGGCGCTTGTGATCATGCAGTAACAGTTGGCACATATCCGATTGTTGTTGGTGCTGGCGGGGCCAGCGGTGGAACCGGCACAAGCGGTTTTGTTGGGCAACATAACGGCGAAAATTCAAGTTTTGATTCCATCGTCGCAATTGGTGGTGGCGCCGGGCTAGGTCAAGGGTACGCCCAAGCGTCGGTTTATAACCCGCTGAACGGCGGAAGCGGTGGTGGCAGTTCGCACGATGCGTACAGCGGACCCAACTATGTCGGGTCAGGAATCGCAGGGCAGGGACACGACGGCGGCAAAGGCGGATATATCCAAAGCGGCGGCGGCGGTGGCGCGGGCGCAGTCGGTGTAGA